ATTTAAAGAAAGTTTAATGCCATATGCAGAAGAAAGAAAGAATGTTCTTGCATTAGCAAACTATCTTGGATATAAAACAAAACCAACTAAATCTGCTACTACAAACATTGATTTATATCAATTAATACCTGCTACTAAAGATTCTAATAACAATTATATTCCAGACAACAATTATGCTCTTAAAATAAGAGAATATATGGAAGTGTCAAATGAAAGTGGTGTGAGTTTTATAACGACTGATCCTGTTGATTTTTCTCTTGATAGTAAATTTTCTCCTAGAGAAGTAACTGTTTACTCAAGAGATGATTATGGAGTACCACAATTTTTCTTATTGAAGAAGTCAACAAAAGTTATTGCTGGAAAAATTACAACCGCATCATTTACTGTGGGTACATCAGTTCCATTTTATAAAATATCATTATCTGAAAATAATGTTATTGATATAATAGATGTAAAAGATAGTGATAACAATAGATGGTATGAAGTTGATTATTTAGCACAAGATTTAGTATTCACTGAAACTGAAAACACGGAATTTACTAATGATAGTTATGTTCAATATTCATCTGAAGTTCCTAAGTTAATTAAAAGTTTTAAAACATCAAGAAAGTTTGTTGTAAATGTTACAGCTAACAATACAACATATCTTGAGTTTGGTGCTGGTACAGATGCAACTTCTGATGAAGTAATATATCCAAATTCAGAATTAGTTGGGGTAGGATTACAAAATATCAGCAATTTGAATTTAAATTATGATACCAGCAAACTACTAAATTCAGAAACATTCGGTCAATCTCCTTCTAATACAGTATTGACCGTACAATATTTAATTGGTGGCGGTTTAGTATCTAATTCGCCATCTGATACAATTAAAAATATATCTTCTGTAACATATCTAAATGATACTACAGGATTAACACCATCCCAAAATTCACTATTAACTACTATAAAAAATTCATTGAGGATATCTAATCCAAATCCTGCAGTTGGTGGTCAAAATGAAGAAAGTGTGGAAGAAATAAGACAAAATGCTTTGGCTAATTTTGGTTCACAAAATAGAACTGTAACAGTAGATGATTATATTTCTAGAGTATATTCAATACCACCTAGATTTGGTTCTATTGCAAAAGTAATGGTGATACCAAATTCAGATTTGTCTATTTCAACCAATCAAACATTATTAAGTGGATTTGTAAATAATGATAATGAAACAACATTAATTAATAATAGTCTAGAAAATAACTTTAGAAAAGTAAATTTTGATGTATCAAATCCATTTAGTTTAAATTTATATGTTTTGAGTTATAATTCAAACAAAAATTTGACTCAAATTAACGACGCTTTAGTTTATAATATCAGACAATATCTACAAAAATATAAGATTATTTCAGATAGTATTAATATAATAGATGGATATATTATTAATATTGGTGTAGATTTTAAAATTTTAGTTTATAATAATTTTAATAAAAAAGAAGTTTTAGATCAATGTCTCCAAAAAGCTAAAGATTTCTTTAATGTTGATAAATGGTATTTTAATCAACCAATTAATATAAATCAATTTGAATTGGAATTGGCTAAAATTGAAGGTGTACAATCTGTTGCCGAAGTAAAATTTAAAAATCTTACACAAAATGATGGAGATTATTCACCGCATGAATATAATTTGTCCGAAGCAACACATAATAAGATTATATATCCATCATTAGATCCGTCCGTATTTGAAGTAAAATATCCAGATAATGATATCAGAGGTGCAGTAATTTAATAAATTTATCATTAAAAGTCTTATAAATTTCATACTTATATTTATATAATAGAGTATGCACACATTTATATTTCCAAAACAAGACACATTCATAACTAATGAAACTGGTTATGCCGATAAAAATTTTGGAATTGACGAAATTTTAGAATTAAAAGCACAAAATCAATTAGTAAGTAATGTAACTTTTTACAGTTCAGCAAGTCTTTCTGGCAGTTATTCGACTATTGATGTATTGAATTATACAGGAATCATTTCTGGAAGTTATATATCAGGAGCCGCTGAATCATCAAACATATATAGCAGTGGATCATCACAATTCAGATCAACTAATTATAATGGATATGTATCGGGAACATATGGTGCAGGTATACCAATAACATCAAGTTTAACTAATTATAGTGGTCCAGTAACAGGTAGTATTAGTGGAAGTATAGTAGGATCTTTCACTGGTTCAATTTTCTTTGCTAGTGGATCTTTAACTAATTTTGATGGTTGTATAAATGGAACATTACAAGGTACACAAAGCGTATATGATCCAATTACAAATTTTACAAATGATCCCGAATTTAGTAGAATTTTGATTCAATTCGATTTAACTTCGATTTCAAGTTCTCTTTTGTCGGGAGATATAAATAATGGCTCTAAATTTTTCTTAAAATTAAAAGCATCTTCTACAAGTGAAGTGCCATTGGATTATAAAATATATGCATATCCAGTTAGCAAGAGTTGGGATATGGGTACAGGAAGATATGATACTGAAGGATTAGGTAGTTTTGGTGCTAGTTGGTATTATAATACTACACAGAATACATCTAGTTTATGGTACAGTCCAACCGCATCTTCAGTTACATATAATTTCAGTGATTATTTATTGACATCAAGTTTGGGATCATCTTCATTCCAAAATGGTGGGGCTACTTGGTTTTATAATGTACCTTCAACATATTCGCAACCAACATCAAATACATCATCATCTTTTTATAACACTTTAAGTTCGTCTGTTTATATATCTTCGTTTTGTTCGTCGTCATTAAGTGGCAGTTCATTAATATGTTCACAATCATATTCTTATAGTACTTCCGATATTTATATGGATGTTACGCCAATTGTTAAAGGTTGGATATGTGGATGTGTACCAAATAACGGATTTATTTTAATTAGTTCACTTGAATTGATTCAATCAAATGATATAAATTCTAGTATTAGATTCTTTAGTAAGGAAACAAATACAATTTATCAACCATATTTGGATGTAAAATGGGATGATAGTACATATTCATCAGGCAGTTTAATACCACTAACAGGATTTAATCCATATACAGTAGTTGTTAAGAATGTGGGTAGAGAGTATAAATTTGGAAGTATACCTCGTATAAACATATTTGCGAGAGAAAAGGCACCACTAAAGAACTTTGTTAAAGGATATCAACAAAGTCAATATTTAAGTTCTAGTTTGTTACCTTCTGATTCTTATTATGCTATTAAAGATAATGAGAGTGAAAATTTCGTAATTGATTTTGATGATTATACAAAATTAAGCTGTGATGGTGCAATTCATTATTTTAGATTGGATACAACTGGTTTACCTGTAGAAAGATATTACAGAATTTTAATAAAAACGGAAATTAATGGTGAAACTATAATATTTGATAACGGAAACATATTTAAAGTATCAAGATGAGTATACAATCACAAATTAATGATTTTTTATTGACAGGCCAATTCACTAATAATATTGATGAATTTGGTAATGTAAACTTATATGTTAGTTCAAGTGAAGCAAATGAACAATACATTGTATTTCCATTAATAAATTTTAATTATAAAAAAGATGAAATTGAAAATTTGTATGATGTAAATATCACTGAAATACAAACAGAAACTGTTGTTCAAAAACAAGTATTGGATCAAACATTCTTAAACGAATATAATAAAGTATTAAGTGAAAATCAAGATTTGAAGGAAAGATTAAATCAATTAGTTGATGAAGTACAATCTGATCCTTCCAAATCACAATTAAGTGCGGCTAGAGATTTAATAGTAGAATTAAGAATTAAATTAAAACAAGGAACTAAATCTGAAGATTTTTCTGATCAATTTCCATTTAATTTAAAATCTGAAAATGAATAATTTATGGCATTTCCATTTCCAACAATATCATCAAATAGTGGATCACTAAATAGTGGTTCTTACTTTTTACAAAACGATTTGGATACATTTGTTGATGTACCATTTCAAGAATATTATTTTGGAAATTCTGAACAAGATATTATTGAATTTAGTGTATACGATATCGATGGTAACATCAATATATGGAAATACTTGCCGGTGTCAACAACATATACTGTATTAAATAAAACATACAAAGATGTTGACAATAACACACTAACTTATAATTACAAACAATACAATAGCAGTTATACTATTGCATTCAATAAAAATATATTATTAAGTACACTCCAAGATTTTTCCGGTTCAAATATTAATTCCGGCAACCATGTTGCAAGTTACAATTTTATAAGAAATGTTGCTGGCAATCCCGATTATCAACTTTATATCAAAGAAATTTCTCCAAGTAGACGAGAAATTAAACTTACACCTTCATTCAAATTAGATTTAACAAGTGAAGAAAATATACTTACAAATCTTCAATATCAATCATTTGCAAGAAAAGCAGTATTGATTAGAGATACGATTCCTTTGTTTAATTACTTTTTGGATTCATATCAAATTTATAAAAACAGCGATTCATTAATTAATAATAATAAACCAATTTTTACATTATTAAGAACTAATTTTGGATTTAAATCTGATGCGGATATACTTGCATTTTTAGATGACACTTATAATGGATTTAATCGTCCTTATGTAAATTCTCAAAACGGACAATTGATACAAAATAGTTTTGAAGGTACTAAAAATTATATTAAAGATTGGTTGTATACTTACTACAAATCAATTTATTCATTTGAACAGATTAAAACTCAATTTAAGTACATAGTTCAAAAATCGATATCACTTAGATTAAATCAAATCAATTCTTATTATACTAGTAACATTGAATTAACAACGCAAGTTGAAAATTTTATTATAGATTTATTCTTTACAAATTTTATTTCAAATGTAGTTGATACTGTTCAAGTTTACCATGACAATAAATTATATGCATATTTGAAAAATGCATTGAATTTTGGAAACGACATATTTTATACAATATTAAACTATACATTTGTAGAAGAAAACGGTAATACAAATATAATTGTAAAATTATTTGATGAATTACCATTAAATATTTCGTTAAGAGATAAATGTTGGATATCAAATATTTCACTTGTACCTGCAATTCAAAAGTTTGTAATTAATGTTCCTGCAGTTAAAAGAAACTTTAGGATATCAGGTCCAAATTTCAAAGTACCAATTGATTCTTATAAGAGTACGCCTGTTAATTATCAAAATTCCAATGATTTAAAATTAGATAACAACACAAGAAACGATGTTGAATTTTATAAGAAATTAAATAATCTTAATGTAGATTATTCGGATTTTTCAAATTTCATTGTATTCGGTTCTGCAGAATTGAGAACCAAGTTATTTTTAAACAAAGTAACATCTATTAATCAACTCAATAAGTCAATTAATTCTATATTGACTACTTTATCCGCATCTGCAGCTAATAGTGCATCATCTTATACATTATTAAGTTCATATCCATTTATTAGTGCATCATATGCCGAAGAAGTAAATGGATATCAATCACAATTAAATACAATTTTTAATTCATTTGACGGATATGATTCATATTTGTATCAAAATATTACATTGGTAAGTGGTAGTACAACATCATTTGTTAGTGGTGCATATGTACAAAACTACAATTATCCAGATTATATTGAAAATGCAATTGAATTTGACAAGAACAATAGAGATAGTCTTGTAAATAATACACCTGAATATATTCTTTTAGATGATAATAATACCGATTATTTGATATTCTTATCAATGATTGGCCATCATTTTGATAACATTTATTTGTATATTAAGAATTTTCCTACACAACAATATGTTGAAAATAATCTATCATCAAGTTATGTAAGTACGGTTGCTAATACTTTATTACAACAATTTGGATGGAATCCAATTAGTTCATTTGACAATTCATCTATCGAAGCTAATTATTTGACGGAATCAAACGCTTATTCTGATTATGACAAATTAAAGATAATTTGGAATAGAATTCTAAAGACTCTTCCATTGATTTATAAGACCAAAGGAACCGAAGAATGTATTAGAGTAGTATCTAACATCTATGGAATTCCTCGTAGTCTATTGAATGTTAAGGAATATGGTGGTAATAAGATATCCGATGAAGATAATTCATCCTACACATATCAAAATAAATATTATTTTACAAAATATACTAGAAATGGGGATGCCATAGTAATTCCAGTATCTGGGCCATCTAATTATGTTAATTCAATCGAATTCAAATTTAGAATTGATTCGGATTATATATATCCGCAAAATACTAAAGTTAGTCTTCTAAAGACTACTAATTGGGATGTATCTATTAAGAAAGAATCTAAAGATACTTTTGGAAAATTAAAATTTGATATGTCTTCTCCATATGGAAGACCTACCGATTATCTTGAAACGGATTCTTTACCATTGTTTAATGGAAATGTATTCAATGTATTAATTAAACAAATTAATTTATCATCCAGTTATGATACTGGTTCCGGTGGACAATTGCCATATCAATATTCTTTAAGAGTAACATCCGTCGATAACGATGAAATTGTATTTGACGATACAAAATCAATTATTAGTGGAACTGAAGGTATTAATGAAACATTCAATTCATTTGGATTGCTCTATATAGGAAACTATACGGGTGGAGGAAACTTATTTCAAGGAAATATTGATAAAATAAATCTATGGAAACATGAATTGGATGATGAATCATTTATAGAACATTGTAAGAATTTTGATTCTTATAAAACAAACGATGATAGTACAACTTACGACAATTTATATTTTAGATACAGTTATGATTATCCAGTTAATATGTACACTGGTTCTTCACCTTCTTTATTTGTTGTAAGAAATGCGAATAAATTATATTCACAATATAGTGCATCTGCATATAACTTTGCACAAAATACCACAACTCAATCAAATTGTTTAACTGTTTCCGCATCACTTTATCCATATCAATTTGATGAAATTGAAATCAATCAAAACATTAAATTGGGACAATACGGTCCAAATAAATTTAAGAATACAAAGATTAATAAAGCAACACAAACAGTTGAGGCTAGATTGATGTCTAATGAAACTAGTGTTGTAAACAACTTAGTAACTACTGATTCAAATTTATTAGCAATCTATATTTCTCCATTTAAAGTAAGAGATGATGATATTTTAAACTTTTTGGGTGAACATGATATAATGGACTTGATTGGTAATCCATCTAACATTTATGCCGATAATTATGAAAGTTTACAAACATTAAGAGACAATTATAACAAGTATAATTTATCTGAACAAGTTTTGTATCAAGAGTTTATGACTCTATACAAAAACTATTTTGACGGTTCTTTTTTTGAAACAGTAAGACAATTACTTCCTGCAAGAAGTAAAGTTATAGATGGTATATTAATCGAACCTAGTCTTTTGGAAAGAAATAAATATCAAAATCTTCCTATAGACAGTGCTATTGCATATGATTTAAGTAGTTCTTATCAACCATTGAGAAATTTTTCTGCATCATTTGAAAGAAATTATAGAAGTACTAGTCAAGTTAATTTAAGTAAAAATGGATTAAACTTCCCATTAACTTCTTCTACATCCGGTTCATTGACATCATCAATGCATCCCGCATCATATACATCTAATAATTACACAACATTCCAGTTCTCTAGTTTAAATTATGATAAAAGATTGAGTGTATTTGATATTAGTGGATCGTTTTTTGATAGATATGAAAGTAATTATATCTATAGAAACAATAAAAAGGTGTATTTATTTGGTAGAAACCCAAATACTAATTTGGAAAATTCTAGCAGTAAGTTCGTAAATACATATTCATATGTAAATACAAATTCGTCATCTTTATTTAATACATATGATAACAATTCATCGGTTTTTGATGTTGAATCATATCCAGTAGGACATTATTCATTAAAGAGAAGAATTTCAAGATTTTCAACTAATCAATATTTCGTAAATTCACCAACTGGTTCGTTTTATAAAAAATCTAGTCAAACTAGATATACAACTGTAGATGATAAAGGTAACAGTGACAATTCATCTCCAATTGAAAGAACTCAAATAAATCTACAAGTTTCTGAAAATTCATTGATTAGTTCATAAAAAAGATTTAATGAATAATATTTATTGATAAATATACTTATATTATATGGCATATCTAGATAACAAAACAATAACAGTTGATGCGATTTTAACCCAAAAAGGTAGACAATTGTTAGCAAAGAACGGTTCTTTGAATATTACATCATTTGCACTTGCGGATGACGAAATTGACTATAACTTATATAATTCAACACATCCACTTGGTAGTGCATTTTATGATATAGCTATTAGAAATACACCTGTGTTGGAACCATTTAGTGATGAAACACAAGTAATGAAATATAAGTTGGTAACATTACCGTCAGGAGTAACAGCAATCCCAGTAATTTCTATCGCACAAACGAGCATTGTAACAGATAGACTAAACACAAGTGAATTTATAATTTCACCAAGTACTAATCCTACATACAACACAACATTGGGATATACTGCTATATTGGGTAATAAAAATGCAGGAACATTGTTGGTAACTGAAACAAATAGTATTAATTCTACTAGTGCAACTGTTCCAAGTTTTGCAGGTGATGCTGTTACTGCTGCTTCTCAAGTAGTAGTTGGTAACAAATTCAAATTTGTACCAAATAACGCTTTGATATCTACTATAACTACAACATTAACTATTATTGGAAATGAAAGTGGTGGTAGTTTGACAATTCCAGTGACCATTACAGTTCCAACTACAACCGCTTAATAAAATATGATTTTTAAAAACTTTGAATCTACAGATATCGTAGCCGGAAGAATCAATAAAGTTTCTTCTGGATTTTGGGTTGACGGCAATTATGCTGTAACACAATCATCTTTTACAACATCATCTACTCAAGTAGTATTGACTGGTTCAAACCAATATGATGTTCAAAATGGGTTGTATTATTACAATGTATATTACCAAAACCAACCACATTTTTCAATAACATACGGTGATTATTATGGATCTGGTTCATCTATAACAGATTCAACTGCATTATATATTCGTCCAACCCAAGCAATTTATAATCAATATAAGAATGTATTATTAACACCAGATGATACTTTCTTCAATTTTAAATCAGGCAATTATACCGTTGCTACATCTATTGATTCTACAACATCAGTAACTAGTTCTGGTATAGTAGTATTGAATTTTTCTGCTGATAAATACAAAGATCGTGTGGATGAAGGTCAAATTGAATTTAGTATTAGTGGTGCTAATGGTCAGTTTACATTTATCGATGACTCTTCAGTAGTTAAGAAACAATTGGATGTTTACAATATTATTAGTGGAAGTGTAAATGATGGTGTGCCATCTGCATACTCAAATGGTGGTGTGATCACATATAATTCTATTGGATTATTTTATCCAAAGACTGGAACAGTAGTATTAAATGCAGGTGCGATTAGTTCATCTGTTGGTGTATCTTTGACTGGATCGTTCGCAACAGTTGCGGATCAAACCAATACATATGCATTGAATCAAAGAACTATGTTCCAAGCAATTACTAAATGTACAACAAAGACATTTAAAGTAAGAAAATCTGAATATTTGCCATCCGCTCAATATTTTGTAAGAGTAAAGAATCAAGACTACAATTATACTAATAATCCAACATTTATTGCAAATGGTACTACTGATAGTTTGAATGGTGTAGTATTAGCAAGAGGTTCTATTAAGATCAACGATTTTGTAAACAATCCTACAACATATATTACTACTGTTGGTTTATATGACAGTGATAATGAACTTGTAGCTGTTGCAAAATTGAGTCAACCAACACAAAAAACTTTTGATAGTGAATTGTTGATTAGAGTTAGACTTGATTTTTAAACTAATGGATAAATGATAAAAAGTTTAAATAGAGATGATGTCCAAGTTACCCCATTTGTTGCCAAAAAACTCTGGAATCCTACAAATATTGAAGCTACAGATTTGATATTATGGATGTCCGGATCATTAAGTGGGTCGATATCTCATATTTATATTGATTATGGTGACGGTACAAGTTTACCTACAACAAATAGTTATTGTGATTTAGCATTACAACAACAAAGTGATGATTTTGTTCAATATCATCGTGGTTTAAATATTACTGGTACATTTTTTCCAGTTGGAAATCAATATTATAATTCATCATCCAATCCAACTAATACTGACGGTACTTATATGCGATTAGTATATAATACCAATAAACAATTATTTTATAATACTTATAATAATCCAGTTCAATTGTGGGGAGTTGAAAATTTCAATTTAAACACTACATATAGACTTTTAACGGATGTAATGGATGTATTTACAATTCCCAGAATTAAGTTTGGGGAAAAGATTTCACCTTATAGTGTAACAATAATTGACGATCAAGATGATGCTAATTACATAATTGTAGATGATGGAAATGAAAATTTAATACTTAGTGGAAGTTATTTTTCTACTTATCAAGAAATAGAATTCACTGATATATGATTGATCCAATTTATAAATTAAAAACAGGATATTCAATTGCTGCGGATGGTGATTATGTTGCAGTTGGAAATCCAACATCTTTTTTATCTGGATCGTTTGTATTAAATAATAAAGGGTCTGTAGAAATTTTCAAATATTCAAAAACTACAGATTTATACAATCCCAATTTTATTTTTTATAAATACATAAATCCTGATGATTTTCCTGGTTATTTATCCGCTGATACTAGTAGTTTAGATACAACATATATTAATGCAGATACATCGTCTGTTCCTGTTTTAGGATTAAACATAGAAATAGATTTAGGAGGATGGAATCCTATTATTTATGATGATTCATATGGTGTATCAGTAGATGTATCTGGATCTGTAGTAGTAATCGGAAATCCATATTATAGATTTTCACTAATTACAGGATCTATTGTTTATACCGGTTCTTGTGTTGATATATACGATTTATCCGATTATTCAAGCAGTTATGTTTCTGGAACGATCTATTATCCAAAATATAGTATTACAAATTCTTTTGATAATTTAGAATATTCTACATTTGGTGAATCCGTTTCAATTTATGAAAATAAATTAGTAATTGGATCAAGTAAAAATAATTGTGCTTATATATACACTCAATCTCTTGGTGTATGGAGTCATTATCAAACACTATCTCCCGGTGGATTACCTGCGGATTATTATTATGGAAGTGTAGTTAAAATCGATCCAAGTGGATCAAATAGAATAGTTGTTGGTAACAAATCTACTGGTAGTGCGGTTTATGTATATGAATTAAATACGACTACAAATCAATGGGAACAAAATGATATCTTAGATCAAGATAGAACTATTACCGGATCATTGAATTTTATAGATACAAAACCATATTTTCCAGGCAGTCAACCAAGCGGCAGTAATTATGGCAATTCAGTAGCTATATACGGTGATACAATCATAATAGGTTCACCAAATGACATGTATTATTATGAATGGAGTGGATCTACTGTTTTAAGAAATAGAGGAGCAGTTTATTTTTGGAAAAAATGTTCGGATGAAACCGATTGGTTTTTGTTGGAAAAATCATTTGGAAATGAAAATATTCTGGAATCAAATAATTTAGGATATTCAGTTGACATTTATAATGGCAATGCGATTGCTACTAGTATAAAAGATATTAGTCAATTTAGTTCTAGTTATATTAAAAATACAATTAATAAAAGATTTGATTGTAATCCAAATGATAGTGTAATTGATACATTAGGTCAATTTGTTTACTATACTTCATCACTATCTACATCACTATGGGAAATTAAGTCCGTAATAACTAAAAAGAAACAATATGGTTACCCATATACAACATTTGGATATAGTTCAGCAATTACAGATAATATAGTGTCTATTGGTTCTCCATTATTCTTGGTAAATCCAAATGAAATAACATCTTCTGTATATGACACCATTAACGGTTATTCATACATTTATAATTTTAATGATATTGTTACTAACTATCATATCGGAAATGTGTTTTATAGAGACGGTAAGATTATTTTATCAAATAGTGGATCTATTTTTGATAATTTATTAAAAAATCGTTCCAATCCTCTAGAATCTAAGTATAATATTGAATACAATAGTAATATTAAAATATATGAAAAACAAGTTTTTTGTAGAATTGAACCTGGAGAATTCAACTACAGTACAAATCCTACATCATTAATTCCAAATACATTTGATTTTGATATTGATAATAATAAAGTATTTGATTTTACCGATTTGGATTTGATTTTGAAGTATATCAATTATCAAATTAATAATTCATATAATTGGTGGAATTACATGACATTTACAAACGAAGAACAATCTTTATTTGACTTATATTCAGTAAATTATAATATATCATCAAGTTATACTAGTGAATATAATTCAAATTTAATTTCAAATTATAATAATTTTGATATTGATGGTAATAATAAAGTTAATTTGAACGACATGTACATACTTTGGAAGTATTTTAATAATAATTTAAATCAAACCGAATTATTTAAATATGTAGAACCAAAGTCTACCAGAAAAACAGTACAACAGATAGTAAGTTATATTGAAGAAAAGTCTGGGAAATTTGGTGACAAATCAATAAAAGAAGAATTTTTCGGATTCAATTATAGTTCATCAATTGACCCAACTGGTTCGTATTTAGCTCCATATATAACAACTGTAGGACTTTATAGTGGTGCAGATTTAGTTGCGGTTGCTAAATTGGGTATGCCAATTAAAAATACCGGTGAATTACCATTAAATATTTTGGTAAAATGGGATATTTAAACATATTTATAAAAAGAAAGTATAATATATGCCAACACCAGTAAATAGAGAATCTTTAAACAAGGGTCTAGAAGAAAGATATAAAACTCAAAGTTCAGGAGGTGCATTTAATGCTAAGGACATTAATACCAAACCAGATTCTATAACAACTGGTCCAAATCCTTCTGTAAAAGGTCAACAATTTACTATTGATAAAGGTGGTTTTAGAGTAAAACAACCAATTGGATTGTCAAATTTAGCAGATGTTCCTGATAGAAAAAATAGTACATCTAAAGAATTATCATCATTGGTAAAAGGTTTTAATAATAAAAAATATCGTTGATTAATATATGCCATCACCAGTAAATAGAGAATCTTTAACTAAAGGTTTATTAGAAAGATACTATACTCAAAAAGTTGGTGGCGCATTTGATGCTAAAAAACCTACTCCTGATATTTTTGGAAAATTAGAAAAAGATTGGACTCCACCAGGCTTCGGTGGAATACCACCAGGTATTGGAATTGCAGGAATTAAAAAAGGTAAATCTAAGTACATAGAAAATTTTACTAATAAAAATTACGCACCTAATAAAAAAGGTTGATATGTATTTTAAATGGTTATATTAGGTCTAGATTCATCTACATCAGTTACAGGTTGGGCATTTAGTAAAGACGGAAAAGTCTTAGATGCCGGTTATATTGATACTAAGAAATTTGAAACGACAAAAGAAAAAACTTTTTTTGTTATATCAGAATTAGAAAAAAATCCACTAATTAAAGATATTACTGTCATTAACTTGGAAGCTGCTTTGAGTGGATTTGCTGGTGGGTTTACCAGTCAACAAGTTATCATCACACTAGCAAGACATAATGCTGTTTTTGCTTATATTATTGAAGAACATTTTAAAGTCAAGGTTAATTTGTTGTCCGTAAATACCATGCGTAAACAGTTATTTGGTAAATGTAGGATTAAAGGTATCAAATCCAAAGACTTTGTTAAAGCTGAATTAGAATCACTATGTCCAGATGTCGTAAAATTTACAGTTCTTAACAAAAAGGGTAACTGGGATGAACGAAACGGTGATATGTATGATGCAATCGTTGCATCTCTTTTCAAATAAATTGAATTTCTATTATTTATAAATGATATATATGATGGTATAGGATTCATATATGGACAATTTTTATGTATATCATTTAATAAATTCACATAATAATCTTCCGTTTTATATAGGAAAAGGAATAAAAAACAGAATGTATCATCATGAAAAAATGGTGAGGAATAATAAAATACCAAATAATAACAAATTATTATTTTACAAAATTAAAAAAATTATAGATTTAAACGGACATATAATATATAAAAAAATTAAAGAAAATATTTCAGAATATTCTGCTCTTCTATTAGAAATAGAAGAAATAAAAACTTATGGAAGAATAGTTAATAAATCTGGAATTTTATGCAATTTGACCGAAGGCGGTGAAGGTATGTCTGGATTTAAACATAAAATTCAATCTAAAAAAATAATTTCAGATGCATTATTGAAAAAATATAAAGATGAAAAATTTATTAAAAAATATTGGGATGGCCGAGAAAAAGTGAATTGGAATGAAGTAAGAAAAAAACAATCTATTACATTAAAAGAAAAATTTAAAAATGATATTAATTTTTTAGAAAATCATAGAATTCGTATTAAAATGTCAAATTCATCAGAAAAAGTAAAAAAGAAACATTCAATATCTAGATTAAATTTTTATAATAAAAATCCAAATCATAAAAAAATACTATCAAAGATACAAAAAAAATTATGGGAAGATGGAAAATATAATAATTCTAAAACATGGAAGTTTATCAATCCAAACGGAGAAGTTATTGAATTTAATAATTTACAAGAATTTTGCAAAAAAAACAATTTACAACAAAGTAATATGGTTGCGGTTAATCAAGGAAAAAGAATACAACATAAAGGTTGGAAAAAATATATTCAATGAACCGCAACAAAATACTAGAGTTAGCAAAAAAAA